ATCACGCTTGACTTCTACACGGCAGAAATAATGGAAGTTCTTAGCCTTACCACCTGGTGTTGTACGGTTGTCTCCCCACATGACACCAATCTTTTCACGCCACTGGTTAATGATGAGACCAGTGCAACCACGGTCCTCGTGAATAAGAGAACGCTTCTGTGACTTAGAGGACTTGCGGAAAAACTTACCAGTAAGGCGGGCACCAAGACCCATCGTAAATTCTTCCATGGTCTTCTCTGCTTCGTCACTGGGGACAAGAGCAGGAAGTGAGTCAAGCACAATCAAGTCAATTGCACGGTTGTCCATAACCTTCAGAATAAAGTCATACACGTTCTCCATAACATTGGATTCAACAACCCACAAACGGTCAAGGTCTACACCAATAGCCTTTGCGTACTCAGGGACGTACTCTTCAGCAGCAATCCACAAAGCGCAGAAGTCTGGGTCTGCGGCTTGATTAGCAGCAATGGTCTTGTAAGCAAGAGCAGTTTTTCCTGAGGACTCTTCACCAATGATTTCACTCCATTGGTTAACGGGCCAACCGCCACCAAGCATAAGGTCATAGGCAAGAACACCTGTAGTGATACGAGGAAGTTCTTCTTGGACACGAGAGCCCTGAACAACCATTTCTTCGCCATGCTTCTTATTAATACTGTTAATAAGTGACTGTAGTGTTTCGTGTGTTGATGTTGTCATATTGTTTCCTTAGGACCAGTTTGCTTCGTCACCTTGGTGGTAGATGCCATTCCAACCACATGTGTAACAACGTGGAGCAGGTGCATTACCACCAATGGTGGTTCCCCCAGTTGCTTTAGTACGACTAAAAACGTAACCGCCACCGCAAGCAGGGCATGTCATCGTATCACGGCGAGAAGCCTCTCCGCCATTCGTAGTGCCCATTCTTAGTGCTTCACTAAAAGATTCTGGTTTAGCAGTATTTTGTTGTGCAGGACTTTGTGTAATGGGTGCTTGTGTTGTTGGTTGGATGTGTGTAGGAACAGTTGTAACAGGGTGTGTAAACTGTTGTCTTGGTGCAGTTGGTTTCTCACCTGCAAGTTTTTTGGACCACCAGTCAGTCATCGTCTTCTTCTTCTTCTTCTCCAATAGGTACTACAAATGCTAATTTTTCAGAATCCATAACTTTGTTAAGCATTGCTACACCATAAATAGTAAGAAGGCTTTGAAAATCTTGGCTGCTTGTTTCTGCACTGATTCTTTCAGTTTTCTTTAAAAATTGAGTCATCCATTTAGATGATTGTTCAACTTCTCTAAGAAGACCATAATGCATGAAAACTGCCCACCTTGTCAAGACATCTTTGTGTTCTTCTTCTTCTACATCTGCGGAAGGGTACGAAAAGCCCATGTCTCTTGCAAACGTTTGACCTTCTAAAGTGGAAAGTCTTAAATAAAAATTGCGTTTATCCAGGCTGCTCACCCTTTAGCCTCCGCCCATGTACTTGCCATGTCACAAGACACCCGAAGAGGGACACCTTGAATAACAGTGTTGTGACCCATTGCGGTCATAAACAATTCTTTCATTTCTAATGCCTCTTCTATTGGTGCAACTGCTATTAATTCGTCATGAACCTGAACAAGGACTTTTAAGTTAGTCCCCTTGAAGGCTCTGTCAATGTCAATCATAGCCTGCTTACAAAGGTCTGCGGCTGACCCTTGAACCACCGCATTAACGGCTTGGCGTTCTGCACGAGACCGAAACTCTGAGTTACCTGAAAGGAGGTCAGGAAGCCGCCTACGCCGCCCTGTGATGGTCTCAACGTAACCAAGCCTGCGTCCTTGAGCAACTACCTTCTGCTTCCATTCTGTGAGCCCTGAGAACTGGCGGTAATACTCTTGAATCATATGTTGGGCTTGCTCAAAAGAGATACCTGTAGTGCGTGCCAGTTTCCCAGCGCCACCCCCATATGCCGTTAGGAAGTTAACCCCTTTGCCAATTTGACGTTCATCACTGGTTACGTCTTCTATTGCCTTACCAAATAGCAAAGCAGCAGCACCAGTGTGAATATCAATATTGTTGTTAAAAACATTAAGTAATTCCTTGTCTTGTGAAAACATTGCCATTACTCGGAGTTCAATCTGGTCGTAGTCAGCCACTAACATGGTTTGCCCCTCAGGAGCAACAAAGAGACTGCGGATACTGGATTCACGAGGAATGTTCTGAAGGTTAGGTCCCGATGAGGACAACCGACCTGTAGCGGTGCGGTGAAGGTGAAAAGAGGGATGTAGCCGACCTTGGTTCAACTGAGGAAGAAGACCATCAACATAAGTTGATTTAAGTTTCTTAGTTTCAGCCCAACCCAAGAGCATGGTGATAGCAGGATGTTTGTGTTCAAGGAACTTGAGACTTTCCTCATCTACAGATGGTTGTCCTGTAGTAGTCGTCTTGTGAGGTTTAAGGGCTAAACCACCTTCACGTTTTTTATTAAACAAAAACTGTTGCTTGTGTTTTGTGGAGTCAGGGTTAAAACCAATAGGTGTGTAATCAGACAAATCCAACAAGATAGTTTGCAACTTAGTATTTAACTCTTTACCAAGGCTTACTAACTGTCGTTCGTTTACAGGAATGCCTGTGTTCTCCATATGCATAAGTACTTCTAATACTTGGGAGTCTTGATAAAAGCAACGAAGTAATCCTTCATGCGTACAAATCTTAGGCCATAGACGCTGGTGCAAAAGCCAAGTCCAACGCACATCCAAATGAACGTACCTAATAGCCTTGTCATAGGGAACAAAGTCAATAATCTTACCTAACTTGCCATCACGAGCGTAAGCGTCATGCTTACCGTAATTCCTCATAATAAGGTTCTCAAGAGAATAAGACATTAAGTTTTCGTCTACAAGATGTTGCATCAACATAGTGTCAGCGTAAGGACCAACGGGGATGTCTCCGCCGTAATACTTGCTAATAGAGCGAGCGTCAAACTTTACGTTTTGCCCAATCTTGACTAATGCCTCATCAAAGAAAAGTTCTTTAAGAGCACGAAAAACATCAGCCTTATTTAATTGCTCAGGCGCTTCATCGTAGGTAGCAGGAATGGTGTACTTGGCTTTAGCCATGGACTCTTGCCCATTTTTAAGAATCTTCCTGTAACCCTCAGGTGGGGTGGTTGTGCCATCTCCCACTTCTTCTGGTGTCAAAGTGATACCACGCTTGTGACCCATGGGAATAGCCCATGATTTACCAGCAGTGGCTAACCCAATCCAAAAAACCTCGTTACGCAAAGGGTCAAGTGCCAAAGACTTTTTGTACTGTGCTTCAAAGTTCTCACGAGCACGGTTAGCAATCTCAGGACTCGGATTCTTAAGAGTTGAAAGATGCTTCTTCCAATCTTGAATCATTATCTCTTCTACGTCAGGGTGGCGCTCTAAAACTCCACGGGTTTCAACGTCAAAAGCAAACATGCCAACGCTGCGAATTTCTTCAACAACGTTGGCAAGTTCGGCAAGAGTTGAAATAACGTGGGGTGTTGACCCCACTGTCATTACGCTTCTTCCGCTGCGATTGCAATCAGGTCAGAGCGGTTAGGAATCTGAATGATGTCAGCAGTGTACGCCTTCTCAGACCACAGTGCTTGGTCGGCATCTGTAAATGAGGTAATGCCCCACTCTTCAAGGTCACGGTCACGCACCAATTGGTGTGCTGTTGCGCTAGTTGCGCCCTTACCAGTCTTGCTGACTGCCCAGAAATGCTTAGACAAAGGTCCAGTGCGTGGGTCGTTGTGGAAGTTCTTCAACTGGTCAATGACACGAGGTCCAACCTCATACGAACGAAGAGCATGGTTGCCATCAGAAGCAAGCAGTACAACGTTAAAAGCAATACGAATAGATGGACGGTTGCCTGCATCACAAAGTGGGCACTCGTCAAATTCGCCAATGCAAACAAATGACTTCTGACCTTGACGCTCCATCCAGTGTTGCCGCCATGATGCGTATGGTTCATCGCTAAGGAACTTAATAATGATGGGCTCATCTTCAATACGAAGGCGAGTGGCATATGGGGAATCTGCATCCTTCACAGCGGATACACCCTCCCAGCCTGAGCGGATAATACGGCGAGCAGCAGTTGCTGTTGCCGTGGTGGTTGGTGCGGAAGTTGGAACTTCTGCTTCTTCATCAAAGTCGTGTGACATTTCTTTACTTTCGTTATCTAGGCCAGTTTTGTTTTATGTGTTTTTTGGCAGACTCCCATTGAGCATGCAGTGGGTCATCTAAAAGATATCTTTCCACAGTGTCAATGATGAAGTCAAGTTGCCTCAGACTATAAAGTCTGTATCCCTTAGATTCTTTACCTGGCAGTTGAGAACCTTCGGGAGGTGGTGTGCGGAAGTTAGCCTTTGGCAAAATGCCTCGGTACTCCCACATACGGATGGTACTGGCTTTGCGACCTAACGCTTTACCAAATTCTCCAACCGTAAAAAACTGTTGGGCTTCATCATTAATAATGAAGACCTTAGATTTCGCCCCATTGTATCGGTCAAAGCCGTGGGTCGCAACCTTCTTTTCAACAAGTTTATTTTTAGGTGGTGTCTTTCCAGGAAAATCAGGAAGGTCACCAAATAAATCAAGAGGGTCTTTCATGCCTTGAAAGCCCAAGTTTCTTTCTCAACGTAAAACTCTTGAATAGTTTCTGCAACGTCATTGTTTTCCCAAGCAAGGGCAAGAAGTTTGTCTTCGTCAAGAAGTTCTACAACACGCTTAAGGTCATCCCAACGTCCTGTTTCGTGTGCCCAGTTTTCTGCGCCACCTTCGTTAAAAGAGCGACTTACTCGGCGCTCGTACTTTAATTCAAGTTCTCCAACTTTAAGCCACTTGTGGCCTTTATCGTCTTCGTACCCTTGGTCTTTAATTGCTTCAATAAGTTCAGCCTTCATGTCGTTCTGACGTTTTGTCAGCATGTCAATGGCTTCTTTAGATTTCTTAAATTCTTGTGCAAGTCGTTCGTAATAGTCAGGTGTTGTCATTTTATACCTCGGAGTTATTCATAAATTCTGTTAATGAACCTACGTTAAGTTCAAACTTACCATGGTCGTCATAGCCTTTGTCAATAAAAGCACCATTAATTCCACGTTTTTGTTGCAGCATTTCGTACTGCCTTTCTTCAATAGAGCCTTTCATTACAAATGAAGTAATTGTAACGTGGGGGTGTATTGAAGATAATCGGATGATACGAGCATCCCGTTGGTCTAGTTTTCCAGCAGACCATGGGAGGTCGTAGGAAATAAGGTAGTTGGCGTTCGGTAAGTCCACGCCGTAGCCACCTGCGTCTGACGATAGAAAAAGACGGACATTTGGGTCAGTTGCAAACTTTTGTTTAGCAATGTCCCGTTCTTCAGCAGACATTCCTCCCATGAATAAAACGCTTTCAGAAACTTTCTGCGTTGCTTCCTTGATAATCCGTAAGTTCTTTTTAAAGAATGAGAATAAAACAACCTTATTATTCGGGTCTTCATCTAATACGTCCTTAATGTATTCAAGTACTGCGTCTAGTTTAGGACTGGTTGCGGATTTAGTCAACCAACCATGAGCAACAACATGACTTGCATACTCACTACCCTCGGAGGTGTTGGGGTCAAGATACTTTTCTGCGGATTCAAAAACAAGTTGAGGGTTGTCGCAAAGCATACGAAGAACTGTAAGTCGGGACATAATCTGACCTTGGGCTTCTCCGCCTGCACCAGTGTTGTAATGCGCCCACAAATCAAAACCTTTACCGTACTGGTTAACTGCTGCTTGAAGTTCTTGAAGAAGGTCAGCCGCAATCATGCGGTATGCCTTACCACCTGAGTTATCAAATTGAACTGGGATGACTTGATTAATAACTTTAGGAAGTTGGTCTTGGATGTCCTCACGAGTACGGCGAACCATGATGTCCGTAAGGGTCTTGTTTAATTGCTGTAAGTTTCTGTAACGGACAGGTTTGCCATAACTATCACGAACAATAAAAGTGTTGTCAAAAATATCAAAGCGACCAAGAGTGTTTGGATTTACAAACTGCATAATAGAAAACAACTCTTCAGGACGATTCTCAATAGGTTGTCCTGTTAATGCAAAACGGTAATGACAAGTTTTACCAAGTCGTTTAAGTAACTTAGACCGTTTAGCACTAAATGATTTAATGATGGTGGCTTCATCAATTACCATCGCATCAAAGGCTGCTTTCTTAAACAAAGGTTCATCATGAATAAGCATCTCAGGGTTAATGATGGTGTACTGAGCCGAGCGAGATAAGCGCCAAAGGGCTTCACGTTCTTTAGGAGTCCCATCAATGACAACTGCACGAGATGTAGTGAACTTTTTAATTTCACGAAGCCACTGGTATTTAAGTGAAGAAGGAACTACAACAATGACACGGTCAATGTCACCAGCATCCAGTAGGTGTTCAACAGCCGAAAGTGTTGTAGGTGTTTTACCAGCACCCATAACCATGGCAAGAAGAATTTGACCACGGTCAACCATCTTGTCTCGTGCTTCTTGTTGGAAAGGATAGAGAGTTCCTGTAAATGTCATTTGAACCACTTTGGAATAGCAGAGGCTGAGGAAATGGCTTCTACAATTTGCTCGTCAGCCATGTCCCCAATATCTTTTGCGTCAGTACCATCATAGTTTAACCAGAGGACACCTTTGCGAAAACGTGGCAAACTATCAAACAATTTTTTAGCAGCAATAACACCTGCTTCGTCATTATCCATAGCAACAATCAAACGGTCAGCATATTGCTCTAGCAAGTTAACTTGAGTAGTGCTGATAGCAGCCCCAAAACTAGCAAGACCCTGAACTTCAGAATGAATACTTGTAAGGCGCACAACATCTAAAGGAGATTCAAGCAAAATGGCAGTCCCACCTTTAAACCGCTCAATACCAAATAAAGTTTCAGACTTCTTAACGCCAACAGGATAGTTGCGAACCCACCCACTCTTTTTAGACTGCCACCCAAGCAATTCCCGTTCACGAGTAAACAATGGAATAACCCAGCACTCATTTTTGGTATCCCAACGCACAGCATGCTTTGAGCATGCATCTTCCGTAAGGTTCTTTTTCTGTAATGCCTCTTGAGGAATGTCAGTAAACTTAGAGTACTGAACAATGTCTGCTTCTTGCCGATGCACAACTGTAGGCATAGTAAGACGCTCTAAGCCCATAGTTGCAATCGTGGCGTAGTAATCGTAAGCAGGTTGGTCCGAACCTGTGAGGTCTTGAACAAGCCCCATCAAAGAACCACGAGCACCACAAGAAAAACAAATCCATGCGCCTGTAGAAGCATTCATAGACCATGAAGGTGACCCATCTGCTTTACCAGTTCTTGCAATGTGTACAGGACAGCGTCCACCAATCTCACGTTCACCAACATTGGTAATTTCAATACCAATAGAGGTAAGAACGTCTACAAGACTAGTAGTACCAGTTTCCATTACTTTCATCTTCATCCACCTCCGTAAAGTCCATGTTGTCCCAATCCCACTTAATACGTACTTCACCTTTGGGAGCAGTACGAGCAAGAAGTACTCGGATGATTGCTTGGTTGTCAATGTCAGGGTCTGACTCAACACCTAGTACCAAGTCAGAGTCTTGTGCAAAAGAGGAAGTGTAACCAATTGCATCAGCAGTTACTTGACGAGTTTTCTTGTTCCCCAACTTCCATGACAACACCTGGGTCGTAATAACGATAGGGATATCAAAACGCTGTGCAAGGCGCTTCAAAGAGCGTGTGATGTTAGTAAGTGCTTGTGGGCTACCCTTGGCTTCACCTTGCTCATCATCCATCAAATACACACCGTCAACAAACAGAACACTTGGACGATACTGCTGTACCTTGCCAGTCAGTGCTGAAACAGTCGTAAGAGAAGAAGTGTCTTCGGTCATCACAAAAGGGTGCATATTCTTTTGAAGGCGCAAAGCCTTTGACAACTTCTCCATGTCTTTTTGAGACATGTCTCCACGCAAGATACGAGTATGCGAAACACCCGATAGCAGTGCGTCATAACGAGCAGTCTGCTCTTCAATACTCATTTCAAAAGAAACATACATTGGTGATGTTCCGTGCATGTGAGCGGCACTTGCCATGATAAGTGTCATCAATGACTTACCCTTTTTGGCCTCACCAACAAAGGTAATCAACTGTTGTGGTCGTAACCCTGCGGTAATGCGGTCAAGACCTGTAAAGCCTGTTGGGATACCACGCAAAGAGTTTGGTGTGTTGCGCATCTCCTCATAACGAGCAAGGCGTTCTTCCCAGTTACTGATGATGTCCACATCACGAAGGCGTGCAGTTTCTGTACTGGCACGTTGTAGACCTGCTGAAAGTTCTTTATAGGCTTCTTCAATGTGGTTGTTATTCAATGCAGGCATTGCAGCCGCAATGGATTGAATCAAATGCTCACGCTTGAAGGCTTCATAAATTTCATCTACAAGAGCAGAGAAAGGTTCAGCAGATGCGTCCAGCAACAAAGTGTCTGCATACTCTTGCTTGAAAGCACGAGCAGAGGGAACAGCACTGTGTTCACGCCAGTACGAAAGAATCCAAATCCATACTTCAGAAAAGTTGGGACTAAAGTGTGAAGGCTTGATACCTGCATTTACAACTTCAGTAACGGATGCTTCTTGAATGACTTTGCTGATTAAAAGATGTTCGGCGCTTGCCATTACAGCATCCATGCTTTCTGTGGGTCAACTACTGTTGCACGAATACCAATGATGGCAGCCTGTTCTTGAGTAGGAACAAGTATCCTACGGATGGAATGCTTAAAACGCAAGTCGTATGCCAACTCTTCAATACTTGAGTAAGAAAGAACTGGTAGTGACACACCTTTGCGAAAGAACCAACTTTCAATTTCTTCAGGATAAGGCAAGAAAGTATAAATCTCTGTGCTAACTCCTAAACGGTCTGATGTGTCAATCAAGGCTTTCAAAGGTAAGTCATGGGGTGTCCAATGACGAATCTCTTTTTCAGAAGTTTCTGTACTGCGCTTAAAAAGGCTGTACTTTTTATCAGGGGGAGTTGCAAGCAACCCTTCAAAGATAACTCCTTGACCAGCGTCTATACCAAGACTGATGTCGTTACCCTGCACGGCGTGTCCTGTAATCCATTCCTGCGGTTTCAATAATAAAACTGCTTTCATGAATGACTGACGCAAGGTGCTGACCGTAGCGATGTGCAATTGTGTCTGGAGTCAAAATGGAAGTAATGAGAGTTGTTTTCTTTTCCTCATAGCGGTTATCAATTAAGGCTGCCAACGCACTGCGTGCGAAGTCAGTTGTTGTGCGCTCTGAGCCAAGACTGTCTAAAACCAGAATGTCAAAGGTTCGGCGCATGTACATGAGAAGGTTTGGGTCAGAGTAACCATCCGAGAGTTCACCATGGTTGCGAGTTTCGTCATAAACCATGTCTAGGTAACGGTCAGCAGTAATAAAGATTCCTGAAAGTAAATTGTTTTCCAAGGCTTCTTTTAACGCTGCTTGAAGTAAGTGTGTCTTACCCGTTCCTGTAGGTCCAAATAAAAAGATACCCATCCCGTTTTGAACATGCTTCTCAGCAGAGCCCGCCCACTTCTGTACCCCAGCAAAAGAAGCGGGGTCGCCTTTGTCTTGGTCGTATGTTATAAAACTCTTGTCCGCATAACGAGCGGGTACACGAGCATTTTTTAAGCGTTCATCTACTGGGCGATTTCGCCAGTAGCGGTCGCTACGCCATTCAGCCATTAGTCCTCCATCAATCTAGGGTCAAGTCCCCACTTGCCGTATTCTTCATTAGGGTTACTTGTGCGGAAACTTTGAGCAAGTGAATCAAGGTCTCCCAAGAATACACGCCAAGCCAGTAACTCTGGCTTTAAAGGTTTCGTCCGCAACTTACTAGCGAAGGTGTCAATCATGCCACGAATATCATCGTGTGTAAAGCCTGCTTCAACAAGTTTTTTAAACCCTTTAATCAGAGCGGGACCATTCACGGGAGCCCCGATGCGAGCCATGGTCTCTACTGGCATTGCATTACTAAAATAATAAACTAACCCTGTCAGGGAATCTTGGCGGGGTTTCTTTTTGTGGACTGGAGAATCTTTTGGGCTGTCGGGGTCACTCCCAATTGCTGTGCCCCAGTCATCATGATGTCGTGACATCATGACATCAACCTAGGGTCAATCCTCTCAAATCCTTTCTTGTTCTTTTCTTCTTGTTCTTTACTCTTGTTAGGGGTGTCATGGGTGACACTACCTATGGTGTCATGGGTGACACCACCTGGTGTCAGGGGAGACACTAGGGGGGTGGTAGCACCAGTGACACCACTAGGGAGTTTGAAGGTGTTTGGATTGTTAAAATTCATGGAGTAAATGTTGGGTGAATTACGTCCATCCTTGGAACGTTTTGTCTTGATGAGCACACCCATTTCACAAAGTTTCTGTATTGCCCTAATGACCGTGCTACGGCTTAAACCTGAGTTCTTTGCCAAGGTGTTGTAACTAGCCCAGACATTTTGGTCGGCATCCAAATAGCAGCACAGGTGCATAAGGACTAGCGCCGTAGTTCCATCGTCATTCAGGTACTGTAGTACCCACCGTGGAATCGCCAGAAAGGGCCCTGAGAAGCGATTTAAGGGGCGTTTAGTAGACATGTGGTACCTCCGTAGGGGTTGTAAGTGTACACCCACCTGAGGGCATATGCAACGCTATACTGGTTAAATGACTCAAGAGCCAGAATCTATTGATGTTACCCAAGATGGTGATGTTCACCACCTTGAAGATACGGGTGTAACCAAAGGGATTAACTTCCTTAACTATCACATTTTTAACAGTGGTGGCAAGCACCTTATGACTGGTACCGCTTTAGGCAAACGTAACCTTGAATTCCGCCGAGCAGAAGCCACATCGGGTGGCTGGCACTTTAAAGAGTGCACAGGTGATAATTGCAATCATGAAAGTCCTGAGTAATGGCATCAAAGAAAAAAGAAGTTTGGGATACACCAGACCCTTCTAAAAAAGATAAAAAACTAACCCCTGACCAAAAATCAAAGGCAAAGGCTCGTGCTAAAAAAGCAGGGCGACCCTACCCAAATTTAGTGGATAACATGGCTGTATCCAAAAAAGGAAAGAAGTAATTATGTGTGCAAAATGCGGTTGCGGATGCAAAGCAGGAAAACCAGACAAAGGTTGCAAGTGCCCTTGTGCTACTTGTAAGAACGCTCGTACAAAGAAGAAGTAATGAATATTAAAGACAAACTTATGGTGTACATCACACTAGGTATTTTAGGGTTCATTGGCTTAGTTGTTATTGGTGAATATGCTTCAATGCTTGCACAGCAGGCTTCTACGGGTGAAAAGTTTGCAACTAACTCAGATGCTATTGCTTTAGTGCAAAATGCATTGGTTGGTCTTATTGGTATCATCGGTGGTTACTTTGCGGGTAGAAGCAAAGGTGACGACTAATGAGTGCTCTTACCAACGACCTAAAGACACTGTTATCTGATTCGGTAACAATGTACTTTGTTGCCCATGGGTACCATTGGAACGTAGAAGGTCCTGACTTCAGTCAGTACCATTCTTTGTTTGCGGACATCTATGAAGATGTGTATTCCAGCATTGACCCCATTGCTGAAAACCTTCGTAAACTGGATGAGTATGCACCGTTTACTCTAAGCAAGTTCATTGACCTCAGAACGGTTGAAAGTGTTGAAGTGGCACCTAACCCCAAAGCAATGGCAAAAGCCCTGCTAAAAGTTAACGAGGGTGTTCTCGTAACAATTGGCAAGGCTTTTGCTTCGGCTACTAAAGCCAATGAACAGGGTATTGCTAATTTCTTGGCAGAGCGTGAAGACATGCACAAGAAATGGCATTGGCAGTTGACTGCCTCAACTAAGTAATTCTTGAACCTTTGATAAAGGAATGCTTGCATTATGCAAGATGCCATTATCATGCCAGATAACCATGGCAAGTGGCGTTGCTGGAACGTGGACATCAGCAGACACAATAGGCTCATCTTCTACTAAGACATCTACTAACTCTTGCTTAGACATCCCGCTTGCATCAGCAATTCCTTGCGCAAATGCAGCCTTCTTCAAAAGACCAATAGTCATGTCACCCAACTCATCACGAGTAAGTGGTTCTAATTCCACTTCTGCTTTTGGTGTGGGTGTTTCTGTAATGGTTGGTTCTTCAACTTCGTTGTCAACTACAAAAGGAGTAAGACCATTGCTAAGTTCTAAAACATTAACGCCCAGGTCGGTAGCAGCAACTACTAAACGATTCATGCGCCGTTCGTCTACGTCATCCCACAGGATAAGAAGGGTGCCAGCGTTAGCGGCAAGTTCTTTGATGATAGTAACGTCTGCTGAGTCTCCGCCATCCACGATGTAATCGGCTGTTTCAACAAGCACTTTAGGGGCTGAACCATCTTGAGACACAGCCAAAAATGGAATGTTGTTATCCAACACGTATGTGTACACACGCTTCTCAGATTCTGAAGCACCTTTACGGCAGTTCAAATAAAGGATGTGGTCTGCATCGTTGCTGTAAATATCCTTTAAGCAATCTTCAATAATGTTTTCTGGGTGTTCTCCACCGCCTACAATTCCATAATGTGTCATTTTTTACCTCAATACTTTTCGTTGTGTCATGTCTCCCACAAGTATTAACAAGCGGAGGAACGCATGCACTGTACCAGCAAGGGTAGCAATTGCACAACCTGCAATAAAGATATTAGGCAGACCTAACATAAATGAGAAGATAAAACTAAGTAAGAGGGAAAAAACAACCTTGACCCAGGGCATTGCCTCTTTGGGTGTGAGGGTGTCTAGCACATGTGTAATTTTGTAAACTGCTAATGCTCCAAGTATGTAATCCATTTATGCTCCGTGGTAGTAGTTAAACGATACGTTTACATTATCCTTAATTGTGACAGGTGCAACATAGTTTCTAATAATGTTTTGCGAAACTTCAAACACTCTTTTATAGTCTAAAAGGTAATAGGAAAATGAAGTGTTTGGAGAAGATGCCCAACGATAGTCAGAGGAACCACTTCCAAAGCCAGTTAACTCTGGGATTAAACCACCTTCATTACTGTTTCCATCAAAGTATTCATGAATTGAATAAGGTTCAACTAACCATTTTTTAATAGTTATGGTGGCACCCGCAGCAAGTGAGAAATGCAAAACAGGAATAACACTTACAGTTGTAGTTTCTGTACTGTTTGGGTCTATTTCAAAACGTACTTCAGTAGGATGCAAGTTGTCTACAGGTAATGGTTGAGCAACCGTATTCCAAGTATCAAAATATAAACTTGAAGGAACACTTCCTCCTGTTACGTTAGCCTCCCATGATGTTTGTTTAGCAGGTGTTGATACATGGAAATTGTTAAAAGAGGCACCTGCTGACAAGGTTGGAGTAAAACCTGCATACAAATAAGCACTTTGGTAATATGGAAACGCAGTAGTTTGATAAACGAGTGCTTCTATTGTTCCTGTTCCAACATTTTTAACTGTTAATGTGTTATTTACTGAAGTAACACTAGCCCCTGTAGTTCCTGTGTTCCCATAGGAATAAACACCCCAAGTAGCCGTTTTAGTTAAACCAACACGGTTAGTTGCACCTACTCCTGTAGTTGTTGTGTAGGTTGCATTAAAGAATGTGGGGTCAGCCGCAAAGTTAATTCTTTGGTTATGCACTTTAAAATTATAAGAAACAGATGCGCCACTTCCTGTAGTAGTGTAAGTTACTTCACTTCCAGTAATTGCAGAAGCATATGAAGCAATACTGTCTGCTGTTCCTTTTCGTCTACGCAAAGAGCCAATGTTACTTAACAAATTTCTTGCTTTGGTAGTCCCTAAAACATCTATGTCTATTTCAAGACCTGTTTCATAAGCCAATTCTCGCAATGCAGGAGTAACCGCTAAAGTAGGGTCATTAGATACCGCAATAGAATCAATAAGAGTTCTAGTTCTATCCATCTCCCATCCAAACAATTCTAAAAAGTTGTATAAAGGAGAATTAGATAAATTAGAATCTAGGGTTCTATAGTACTCAGGGATGTGCGCCCAAAGGTTATTAATTGATTTGTATTCTTTAGGTATTTGCACATACAAAGTAGCGGCACGTTCATACCATTCTGTGGGAGTTGTTTCAAAATCAGAATACTTAATAAATAAAGAGTAATAAACCCATCTACCAGCAGAAACTCTAGCAATGTCTGTAAAAGTTGTATTGTTATCATTAGAAATTGTGGTTACTAGTGAACCATCTTTATAAGTTATAGGTTCTCCCGTAGGAGAACTAACAATTGCTATTTCTTTAACTCCATAACCATCTAAGCCTGCGGAAGCCGAAAACAAAAAAGATAGTTCCCAAGAAAGCATAACTTCATTAACACTAAGTACATTTGCAGTAAAAGTGTTATCGGCTGATGGAGTTGCTTCAGAAACTGCAAAAATATCTGCACGTAGTAATGAGTCATTGCCATTACTTTGAAGGTAGGAACCACGTTCGGCACTTGTTTTTCTTAGGGTAAAGGATGTGGTGACCATAGTTAACCAGTAATTCCACCACTTGGTACTAACACAAAGTCTGCTGCTTTATGCAACAAACTTGTTGGTCCTGA